TGTCTTGAAAACACTTGGTCGTGTGAAAGCGATGGGTTTCGATTACTCTGCTCTCCGCCATTTTTTATTTAACGGGAATGTGGTGCTAATAGAAACACGCCTAGTTTGGGGCTAGGAGACGCGGTGCAAATCCGACATTCCCGACCATTTTTATTGATATGTGACAGAAACGAATAATCAATACCGATTACGTATACATAATTACATATCATTTTTTCATTCCCAGTGGGCTGGCTTGGTGTTAAGCGACGGACTGTTAATCCGTTTAAGTGTGGATCGTAACCACAACTGGGAGCCAATTTTAATTATGGCCCGGTCATCTAATGGAAAGGATTCTTGGTTTTCAACCAAGCCATCGGAGTTCAATTCTCCGTCGGGCTACCATTTTTCATGGATCTTGTTCCTGCTGACTGTCTGTAAAACAGTTGTCAAAAAACGTGTAGGAAGTTGACTAAAGGAGCGTTACCTTCAAGATCCACCATTTTATGCTTGGTTAATTTAATAGCAAAATATCCGGCTGATAACCGGAAAACAGAGGAGCGTAACCTCTACCAAGCACCATTTTATTAATGCTACGGTGGCTGAGTCTGGTTTAAGGATTTTTATTAAAAAGTTCAAATTGGTTCACTTATATTTGAACTATAACATATTTATATACATGAAACATTATGTATATAAAATAACGAATTTAGTAAATAATAAAATTTATATTGGTAAGCATTCAACTAATAATATTAATGATGGTTATATGGGGTCCGGTAAATTAATCAAACATGCTATTGAAAAATATGGAGTTGATAAATTTAAAAAAGAAATCATGTTTGAATTTGAAACCGAAGAAGAAGCACTTCTAATGGAATCTGAAATAGTTGATTCTGTTTTTGTTTCTCGTCTTGACACATATAACATAGCGGAAGGTGGACGTGGTAGTAATAGTCATATCGGAAAGGATTTGCTTAGCATTGGAGGTAAAAATGCATATTCATTAGGAAAATTAAATGAGGGAAAATTGAAATTCATTGAATCATTAAAGTCTGATGCTGAACTGAGTAATGCATGGAAGAAAAAAATTTCAACAGGACTAAAACTTCAATGGGAGTTGAATGGTCACAATTGGATAGGAAAATCACATTCTGAAAAAACCAAATTGAAAATGAGTGAATCTCATAAAGGAAAACATGAGGGGGTTAAAAATTCTCAATATGGAACTTGTTGGATTCATAATTTAGAATTGAAAGAATCCAAACGGATAAAAAAAGAAGAATTGTATGATTACATATCCGTTGGTTGGATAAAAGGTCGCAAAATGAAATTTTAAAATGCTGTCATAGTTTAATTGGCAAAACGACTGACTTGTAATCAGTTATTCCCAGATCGTGGCTGGGTGACAGCTCCATTTAGGTTATCGGAGTTCCTTGTCAATCCATGCTTATTGGGGTTAACTAAAACTGTGGTTATAATGTAGTACATCATAGACACGATTGAGTAAGGTGAGTAGCTTACTGCAGGTAGTTTACTCTTTATTATGATAAGCCAACTTACCACAGACATCAATAAGATTAAAGTCCGATAACCACAATTTATTTACGGGAGTGTAGCTCAGATTAGTAGAGCGCTGGTGTGAAATACCAGAGGTCGTGATGGCGGAATTCACTGCTCCCACCATTTTATTCCGGAAATAAGGTCACCCCGAGAACACGTGACCCGCTAAACTGTTCTCATAACTTTTCGGTTTAAGGTAATCCCCAAACCTAATCGGATATATTGCTCTGATTTTGCTCCTGATAAGAGTTAGTGAAAACTGTCATACTTTTATTTGGGTTCACATGTTCCAAGGAGGCGACACTGCTTTGCAAGCAGAGTGTGGTCAGTTCGATTCTGACTGGATCCACCAATTTATATATCTGTGTAGCCAACTGGTTAGAATTCTTAGTAACAAATCTTACAATACTAGTAATGGGGGTTGTAAAAAGTATTCAGGGATTTACATAATTAATACATGTAACGGTTATGTAAATTGAAGGCGCTCGAGTGAGATCGAGAGAATGTAGGTTCAAATCCTGCCACAGGTGCCAATTTATATATGGATAGTTAGTATAATGTTTATTACATCGTGCTCTTAACACGAAAGATGAGAGTTAGAATCTCTTGCTATCCACCAATTTCACGATATGCTTACAGGGACCGAGAGTGCGATTAATACGCCTCTATTACCCAAAGCTGCAACGAGTAGGTAATAGGAAGAAATACATGGAAACTCTAAGTTGCAGGAGATAACCATGAACTAGCAGACTGGATCTGGCCGGTTCCTGTAAGCATATCAAAATTTTATTATGGGCAATGGATGGTCGGTATCATCATTGTTGGTTATCGAAACTCAAGTAAAGTGCTTGACTAACATTTGAAAAGTTTTGATGATTAAGCAGCAATCAAATTAGTCACTTGATTGTGGGAATGAAAGGGGTTCGACTCCCGTATTGCTCTGATTTTTATGCAGGTGTAATCAAGTGGCCGACGATATCCGACTTTTAATCGGATGGAGTTTATCTCCCGCGTGGGTTCGAATCCCACTGCCTGCACCAATTTATTATGATTGTATTTTAACTTTTAATCAAAAAGTTCAATATTTATATATATGAGTCATATTAAATTAAAGGAAATTCTATTGGAACGTAATTCTGACAAACGTAATGTTATGAATGCAAATTATTTTATGTATATGGTTGAGAATTACAAGAAATATTTCAGAATTAAAGATGAAGAGTATGATTTTGATGACAAATCTGGATATGTGCTCTTTAGAACAAAGACTGGTTTAGATGTCGCTTCTGAATATAAATTGTATTCTAAATTTATTGGTAAATATAAAATTTTTAACGAAGAATCATATTCTGAATTTCTTAAAGGCATGGGATTTATAATTGAATATGATAGTTTCAATCAAGGTGATCGGGGTTGGTATGACCGCAATACCAAGGTTGTAGCGGTTAAAATAAAATTAACTCCAGAGGTTCGTTTAAAGTCAGAAGAAGATCAGTATGAGTTTTCTACTGATGTATTGGATAGATTAGTTAAAAAGGCTATTCTAGACGGTAAAAATACAATAGTTCATGAGTTTTCTCATTACATATCCGATCTTGAATCCAGCGGAAATGTTGGTAAAAGTTATAAAACTCCTAAAGACATTGAATATGATAGTGATTTAGAGGAATTACAAGCTAGACTGATATCGGTGTTTGATGAAATTGAAGATAATTATGATATTGATCCTGATGGAGATCCAAAACGCTTTTTAGAATTTGTAATTGATGAATATGGTTCTGAGTTATATTACAATTCTGGTAATAAAGAATATAAAAAATCTTTAATAAAAAGAATATATCAATATTTCAATGAGTTGAAATAAATATTCACCAACAATTTAACTTCACTCGTCGTTTATATTGGCGATACCAATTTTATAGCAGAATGGTGTAATGGTAACATGTCAGGCTCATAACCTGAAGAAACGGTAATACCGTGTTGGAGGTTCAAATCCTTCTTCTGCTCCCAATTTATTTCCGATATGGGATTTGCCGATTTCATATTTGGAATAAACCCGACCGCTAATATTTTCACGGCAATGATTTGCGGGTTTTATAGTTTAGTGGACAAAACGCTGGTCGTGGAGATCGGAGACATAGGTTCAAATCCTATTAACATTTACGGGATACTTTATTTTACGGTCTGGAGGCCAAAGTAGGTCGAGGCACCCGCCTGTCACGTGGGAGAAAGCGAGTTCGAGTCTCGTCCAGATCGCCATTTTATGTTCGGTCTGACGAGTGTTGTACTTGTAACATTGGCTAGCTAAAAACGTGATTACGAGACGAATGTAGGTTAAACTCCTACGCCGGACGCCATTTTATATGTATCGGTGACGGAACTGGCTAACGTAACAGGCTGCAACCCTGATGTCACTCTTTTGAGTGTAAGAGTTCAAATCTCTTCCGGTACTCCATTTTTTTATTGACAATTTTCAAAAATTCATATATAATATATTATATATGAAATCGTATATTATGATAATTTTACTTTCTTTAAATTTATTTTTTATAGATTTTTTCTATAAAAGTAAATACGATTATGATTTTGAATTACGTGGAATGCCGACATCCATTATAATAAATTGGGATGTTATGGAAATAGAAGGATTGATTCTATATGACTCAATTATGAATTTTAATATTTGTTAATTTCTGATCAGAAGGTAAGTTTGTGGGTCGCTCCCGTATCTTACCTAACTAAGTTGTTAGTAGTAGTGTAGTAGGTGAGCACGCTTCGCGGTGAAAACGAGGAAGTCTGAGTTCAAGTCTCAGTGAAACCAGCTTAAAGAATTTATTATGTTGTGCGAATCCGAAGTGGTCGAGGAACCAGATTGTGACTCTGGGAATTAGCGAGTTCGAGTCTCGTCGTACACCCCATTTTAAATGCGTCATTGGTGAAGTGTTATCACATTTGATTGCCAATCAAATATCGCTGGTTAGATTCCAACATGACGCACCATTTTAACATTCCGCTGTGGTTCTGGGAAACCGGGTGGGCTCCAAACTCACTGTCGAGAGGGTTCGATTCCTTCCAGCGGGGCCATTTTATTTATGGAGGTTTAGTGTAAAAGTAACACGTTGGGATTTGACCCCAAAGCCGGAGGAGCGTTACCTTCAACCTCTGCCATTTTGGACTTGTAGTTTAGCGGTAAAACAGCGGACTCATAATCCGTCAGACATCGGTTTGAATCCGGTCAGGTCCACCAAATTTATATGGGTGTGTGGTGGAATAGTATACACAGCTGTCTTAGAAACAGTGGCCTCGAGCATGCAGGTGCAACTCCTGTCACGCCTACCATTTTATTATGGGCATATAGCTTAGTAGCTAAAGCAGCTGTTTTACACGCAGAAGATCGTAAGTGCGAGTCTTACTATGCCTACCATTTCTAGAGAATAAAGAGTTAAGGTAACTTCACTGATTGGAAATCAGATGGTCGTTGAAAGGCGATTCGGATCGTGTCCGATGTTCTCTGCCACGCCGGATTAGTATTTTAAACATTAATTCATTATAACGAAAAATAAAGAAATGCCAATGAAAAATTTCATTTAATTAAAATTTTAAATTTATTTATGTTTTTTGAGTGGAATCTAAAAGTATTATATACTTATAAGTATAATGATACGAAGTTCAAAACATATATTGAAATATCAAACTGAATTGAAATCTAATCAATTAAATGATTTATCGGTTGAATTTGAATTTTTGGTACAAAAATATATTGATTTAATTTGGTCACGTAAGCTTGAACTTAAATTATTAATGTCATCAAAAGAATTACCATCTTCTAATAAAATAAAACATTCGCGTTGGAAACAATTAGCATATAAAACTTCTAGTGAAATGGTTAGAAGTGTAATAAATAAAAAGACAAAGAATAAAACAAAACCAATTTATAAAAACATATCCATTAATATAGATGAGCGATTTATTGATATAGAAGTTGGAAAATCAACTGAATTTGATGAATTTGTTAAATTGACACTTCCTTTTATGAAGGAAGGTGTTCGTAGAGCCAACACTATAAAACTTCCTATACGACATCATAAACATTCAAATAAATTTAGATTAAGTAAAAAATGGAAACGTAAAAAAACAGTAAGATTGGAAAAACGGAATGGTAATTTTTATATTTCATTTATGTGGGAGTGTGAAACTAAATCCACGTCAACCAATCAAAAAAAATCAATTGGATTTGATTGTGGTTATAAAAAATTACTCGTTGATTCTTCTGGAAATGTATATGGAAAAGAACTTGAATTAATTTATAAAAAGATTTCAAATAAACAACAAAAGTCAAAAAACTTTAAAAAATCATTAACCGAAAGAAATAATAAAGTTAATGAGGTTATAAATTCAATTGATTTGTCAAACGTTGATGAAGTTATTGTTGAAAATTTAAAATTCGTAAAACATAAAACTAAAGGAAAGATCCGAAAAAGTTTTAATAATAAATTACAAAGATGGATTTACGCTCAAGTTTTGAGAAAGTTGGAACAACGTTGTGAAGAAAATGGTATTTTGTTTACAATGATAAATCCCGCTTATACATCTCAAACTTGTTCAAAGTGTGGTATCTCTGAATCTTCTTCCAGAGTAGGAGAGAAGTTTAAATGTATCTCATGTGGATTTGAAATTGACGCAGATGAAAATGCTGCAATAAACATTCTACATAGAGGAGCCTATAGTCCCTCTACTTCAAAAACTTAATTTCATTGTTTTTCATTGAAATTGGTAACTATAATAGCAATACACTTCATTGGTAATGAAGCATCAGGGGAGCGTAACCCCTATCTGGCTCCACTTTTATGTTCCCGTAGCTCAAAGTATAGAGCAAGTGGTTTCTACCCACTAGGTTACAGGTTAGAGTCCTGTCGGGAATGCCATTTTGTCGTGCTATTTAACCAATAGCTAGTCGGAAACAACACCGATGATGAAACAACTGTGGTGGTTGTAAAAACTAATAACGTGATATCGTTCGGCTACGGTGGTCGTTAGGAAAACGCATGGAGAAAGGATACTTTCAATGAAGTGTGAGTTTTTGCCGGTGATTTATATGGGAGCGGAACAAAGTTGTTGGCTGAGAATCATAATTTCATGCAGAAGGGAGCGTTACCCTTCGCTCCTTCCATTTATAACAATATAAGGAAACTTATATTTCTCAGAACTTTTCGTGGTTCTGAGATTTACGTTAAACCCGAGCAATCGGCCCCATCGTCGGGAGACGGTGGAAATAAAAGACCTCGCACGCTTCAGTGTAACCTCCATCAGTGGGATTGCACAGCGAACCAGGTGACTTGAATTGACAAGTATCATTCTAACGACGGTTAGAAGATGAGGTTTATTATTAATTTATTTTATAAATGTGAGTAAGGTGTTGACAGATGCATGATGGGCTTCCACCCCATAGGATTCGGAGCGTTACCGAATACTCACACCATTTAACAAAAATAACATATATACTATAATTATATATGTTCTCTGGTGTAATGGTAGCACAAATTAATTTGATTGATTTGGTGTAGGTTCGACCCCTACGGGAACGAGGAATAAAAAAGGAGGGAATTATGAATGATGATAAAATAAATGAAGAATTTGATGAAATGACTGTATTGCAGAATACTTCTGAAACTGATATGTCTGCTAAAGAATTTCAAGGAATAACTACTTCTGATAATATTGGTGAAGACGTTGATGAAGAAAGTTCTGATGTAATATCAAACACAATCGTTCATAATGAAGAATCTGAGGTTTCAATGAATAATTCTAATATAGAACCATTTGAAATTAAGAACGATGTGGATGATTCTTTTGAGTTGCCATCTGAAAATAATTTGTATGACTTGGATTTAAATGATATACACGTTGAACACGATAACAATGTTCATAATAATGATTCTTCTACTTTTAATGAAGTCGATCAATTGGATATTGACTCAGATTCGATAAATGTTAATTTGGTTGATCAATTAGAAGCAATTTCAGCATTAAATAGCTCTTTTGAGAATAATGAAAGAGCGTTGCTTGATGTCGATGTTGTTGACTCTCGTGAAAAATCGGTTACAAACTCTGTTGTCACAGAAGATTCTGTAACCAGTATAAATGTATCAACTGAAGAAAATAATGATGCTCCGCCTATTCAAAAAGAAGAATCCGTTTCTATTGATGTAGTAACCGACAAACCAATAGAATCTACATATAATTCTGAAGATGAAGCCGACACGATTTCTCAATCTGAAGATCAAATTAATTCCGTTGTTGAAAATATCGGCGGTGATGTTATTAAAGAAATCGTTGTTGATGATGAAATCGTTGATGATGAAATCGTTGTTGATGAAATCATTGCTGATGATGAAATCGCTGTTGATGATGAAATCGCTGATGATGAAATCATTGCTGATGATGAAATCGCTGTTGATGATGAAATCGCTGTTGATGATATATCAAATCAACCGACTGAAAATGACGATGAAATAAATGATATTGCAATCGATGACGAATCTACGATTTATAAATTTTCTGATACCACAAACCACGTCCTCAACTCAGGAAAAGGAAGCGGAAAACAACAACTCGTTTCAAATTTTGAAGAAGAAGTTGATACGGTTGATATTACAATTCACAATTATAATCCTAGTAAGACGGATGGTAACGTTAAGTTATTGAAGGATGGTGATGTAATAAAAACAATTGACTTAGACGATGTTGTTTCTTCAAAGGGTGAAGAAACTTTTACTTTAAATTCCGACGAATCTTTTAATTCTATGGAAATTAATTATGAAGGAGGCCCAAATGCATTTCAAATCAGAGGAATTGATGCTACTGGGAAAATAGAAACATATTATGATGACGCTTCTTCGGAAGAAGAATTTTTCAACATGGAATCTTCCGAACAAGTTAATTCTACATCATGGGTTGATGTCGTTGATGAAGAATCTGTGTATAATGATAACTTAGATACTGATTGGGTTAGTGGAACTGAATCAGATGACATTGACGAATCGCCTGATAGTTTGTTTGAACAATCTTCAGATAGTTCTGATGTAGAAGATTTTCATATTGACGATTTTAATATATTGGATGGTTAAGCAGCTAGGAGCTGTCACTGTTTGCTAAACAGATGGAACGTGAAAACGTTTACGGATCGTGCCCGTAATCATCCGCCATTTTTATCATTGACAAACGTATATCAGTGTTATATAGTTTAATTATGAAACGAAGAAATATATCACTCACGCCAAATATAAATATAAATAAAATAATTTCAAAAAATAATCCAATTTCAGATGGATTGGTTAGATGAAGAATTTGTAAATAAATCATGCTCCTTTAGTGTAATTGTAAAACACGATCCGCTACGGACGGATTAATATAGGTTAGAGTCCTATAGGGAGTGCCACTTTTTAGTATTTTAATTTGTCTAAAGCCCAACAACCTTCATTATTATTGACAATGTAATTGGTATTTTGTTAGTTTTTTATTATATTTATGTATATGATCAATTTTTTGAAAATGAATAGTTTGATTAAATTTATTATCATATTTTTGTTTTTTCAAACAATTCTTTTTTCTATAGACATTTTCACATTTAAAGAATCTTTATCGGAAGGACAAACTCATGCAAAATGGATTGTTGGCAAAGAAAATGAAAGGTCTAAATATAAAATACGTTATCACTGGTGGAATAAATTTACAGACCATTCTTTTTTAATCTCACCTCCAAGTATTAAAAGCGATATATTGATAATTGAAGATGTAATTGATAAAACAATAACATTCTTAGAAGTTACTATTAATAAATTAAATGACTCTTATTCTGAAATGGATAAGGTATTTTGGATGGCATTAATGTATAAGGTTGGTTATTCTAATTTCAAAGATAGATCCATTGATATTAATGATATTATTTACGCCAGTAACATTGAAGTTGAATATATAAAACTGAAAGAATTTTATAATTTGCCAACCGAAATTCCATCTTTCCAATCTGAAAAAGTTAATGATGTTGTAAAACGCTCAAATTCAAATTCTTCTTCTTTCAAAAATAACAATCCCAATAATTTAAAAGAAGATGTGAATGAAGTTTCTCCTTTATAGTTTTTTACTTTTGTCGTTAAAAATCTTCGGATCAATATCGACTTGGGATGGGGACACTGACTCAGATTGGGGAAATTCAGCCAATTGGGATGTTGCTCCGACTAATGATACTTCCACAGATACTGCATTTTTTCCTAGCTCAATTGGAACTGATGTTATAACGATAGGTTCTGATTATTCAATTGGTCAACTTACTATCACCGACGCTGGAGATGATAATGATTTAACTTTTTCCAATTCATCCGGTGATAATACTATTATAATAGGTGATTATGCTCCCACTACGATTCCAGAAGGAATCGGAACTTCACTGAGTCATTTATACATTAAAGATTATGGTGACAACATAACCTTTAATACTAAAGTTCACTTTGTCGGCAATGGCACTACGTCAGATCGACATTTAATAAGTACGTCTGATAGCACAAACGCAACTCTCACGTTTAATAATGAAGTGTATGTTGACTCCAGTATTATGTTGGAAACAGTATCAACCGATCGCTTTCTAAATATTGGAAACACTGGAACTGTTGTAAATTTTAATGATAAAATTCGCATATCTCAAAGTGGAGTCCCTATTTTAATATATAATAATGGAACGATCAATTTCAATACAGCATCGACTGACATTGTGGGATCACATCTTAGGCTCCGAGGAAAGGGCACTTATAATTTCAATGTGAGCAATGCATTAAGCACTATTGATCTTAGGCCAGAACATGACGCTGGTGGCGGTAGCACTCGTATTTATAATACATCAGCAGGTCTAATCCAGACAAATCGAATATTTGCAGGTTGGTCATTAGATACATCGAAGAGTAATACGATCGGAGGTTCTCACTTAACTGGAACCTCCGAATGGTCAGGAGATATAGATATTGGAAGCTTTAATAAAGATACATTCTTTTCAGTTGATTTTAATTTTTCCGCTGCAGGTAGCTCTACTGTGCTTTTTTCAGGCGGAGGTACGCCTTATAATAAAGACATTTATACCAATGCATTTAACTCAACCTTGAATAAAATTGGCACTGGAACTGTAGTGTTCTCAGGTGCTAAGGATTTTGATTTAGGCAATGGTGGGGAAACAGTCTTTAACGTTACCGATGGAACTCTAAATCTAAAACACTCAGATGCAATTGGATCTTCTAATATAATTTTAAACATTGAAGGAGGTATATTAGAGACTGACGATTCGGCTGATGAGGTTCTCCAATTATCTACTTATAAAGGTATATTAAATGAAAATGGAACATACATATGGGATATTATTGACATGGACGGAACAACCGCAGGTGTCCATTGGGATGTGTTGTCATTTAGCAATTTATTAGACATTCAAGCTTCTTCATCAAGTAAATTTAATTTGGAATTGAATCGAGTTAATCTTGGCTCCGACAATTGGGATAATACTTCAGAATATTCATTTAAAATAATGGAATTTGGAAGTATCAATAATTTCAATGCAGCATATTTTAATCTTGATACTGTTGACTTTGGATCTTCACCTGACGGATATTCTTGGAGGATAATAGAAGAAGGTGGTGCTTTATATTTAAAATATGGATATACACCCGAACCGTCTACTTGGATTATGGTTAGTTTAATTGGGGTTATTATTATATGTCGTTTAAAAAAACACAGATATTAGAATATTTATAAATATGGAAATATTACTATCGGCAATTCCAATTTCAATTGGAGCTATTGCATTTACAACATTATTATTTTGTATATATAAATTTGAAATTAATTGGAAAGAAGACTGTGATCGTAGAATTTATAAAAACAAAAAAAAGTAATTTTTTATTTGACATTCTTGTAACGTATGTTATATATATAATATATGTTTAAGACCGACGAAGATGTTATTCTATTTATAGATTCATTAGATACAGGAAGCATATTACAATATAGCATTAATTATGCTATGAAAAACCTTAATCACTACCTTACTCTTCAGTCTAAATGGATGGAGGAAGAAAGATACTTATTAGGTACTGTTATAAATCATAATCCATCGGAAATTGAGTTATTAGATGCATGGGAAACTCATTATAATGCCGAACGTTTTAGAGCGTTTTATGTGTTACGTTATCCTGAAAACGTGGAAAAAATACGTAACAATTGAAAAAAACTTGACTTTTGGAAGTTTTGTGATATAGTTATAGGTAGTTCATTGAAATGACGGAACAAAAATAGAGACTTAACTGATATGGAGACAATATCAGTTTGTTTTTCCGCCAAGTAGAAATCTGAGTCAACACTGAGTATTCGGGATTGATCAGTCTTAAAAGTCGAAAGAGAAAAACTTTGAACCGACGAGATTCGGCAGTCATTTCACCAATTTATATGGGGGCGTTCTGGATTCGACTTTATGTTGAATAAATGTTTTGCAGGTAGTAGTTGGTCGGAAGGCTACTTAAAAATCCGATTAGTCTATAAATGGCGAAAGTAAACTTGTGGAGTTCCCTTCAAAGGAACTTGCTATTGCTGCTTAACCAGCAATCCGTGAAATTACCTATTCCATCGGAGGTAAGAGTAACGTCAATTAGATGGAAACTTTGTTGAAAGTATAAAACAACTTGGGAAGAAGTGGAGAACCGACATAATTACCACCCGAACCATTAGCGGAATACATGGAGTAGGTGAAGCAAACACTGAAGGAAAATAAGCTAAACTTGTAGACGAATATTTTGGATACATGAAACATGCGGGTTCGACTCCCGCCGCTTCCACCATTTTTTTATTGACATATTCTCATATGATGTTATATTGATTATATGAGAATATTTTTAGATTTAGATGATACGTTGATTCACAGCGTATACAATCACAAAAACAACAAAAACCGAACATATATCCAATTCAAGGATGATGGCAGATACGGTTCTGTTGAAAGACCAATTGCAAAGGATCTCATTCAGTTTGCTAGAAGCATAGATCCAGACGTTAGCATTTTAACGACAGCTACTATGGATTGGGCTATGGCTTGGTCAAATGTATTTCAGTTTGGTTTTGATGAAAATCATATTTATGATCGTCATGCTTTTACAACATGGCGTACCTCAATATATGGCGGAACTGATATAATTTGGAATGAAAAGAGTTTAAATTTAAAACATGCTGTTATAGTAGACAACAATCATTTAATTAATTTACATGATGCATCTCCTATACATAAAATGAATTTTTTATTTGGAGAAGATTTTGACGATGAAAATTGGATTCATATGAGAGCGTTCGATGGCAACGTTTCAGCGGATGCTTTAAAAGCTGATGAAAGGGCTTTAGATTTAACTCAGAAAAAAATCTTAGAAAGAGTTGAAAAAAGCTTGACAAATTGAAAACGTATGGTATAGTAATATACATAATCAAGATAACTTCTTGAATGTTCTTTAAAATAGTTAAATTAAAAAAAAAATCAACTTTTCGTAAAAAAGAGTTGACAAATCAAAATATTATGGTAAGATATAATACATAATCAAGATTTATTTTTGATTTAACGAAAAAAATTAATTTTCTTGACGCTTTTCGGTTTTTATATCATATATATGATAACCTAATCAAGAAATTGATTTGTTCTTTGAAATTTTATATGGGCTGTATCAAGTCCTGTCTATGATCTTACGATCCGTAAGTTAGACTAAATATTGTGTAGCGATACACTAAAAGGCAACAACCCGATTGTTGTCGTATCAAGGTATGGATACTTGGTGCTACTGATGCAAGCTGAGTGTTGTAAGCCTCCGGTCCGCAAGCCGTGGGGATATACATGAAATTAGGGAATAACGGAAAATAGTTGGGACGAAATAACCAAAGGTCTTAATGAATCGTTAATAGCGAGTTTTCTACTGGACCGCAATCCGATATGTTATTCACGCAAACCTGGTGAATGTTAAACACAAAGAGTAGAACATTGGTGTGAGTGATAGAAAGCGAATGCTAATGTAAATTGTTATTTGAAGACGGGAGATTAACACCCTGAAACGAATAGGAACGGCTAACCCTTGTCTAAAGGAAGCTAGGGAGTAGTGTTGTATTTTTGGAGGAAACTCTGGAAGCAATTGACATCGCACTATTTCTGGGAAATATTAATATTAACTCAACGGTAGAGTAATTGTATGTTAAACAATCTGTTGTAGGTTCAAATCCTATATATTAAACGCACAAGTCGATGTCTTGGTAATCAGATAGTGGCCTTTTCCTTGTTGTCTTCGGACACGACAAGGGCAGTGGATTCCGCAAGATGAAACTGATTCCTAATCCAAGTATTCATTATGGGACTAGCTATTTCATGGTGGTGAACAGACGGATAACATGGTTATCAACAAGAGTTATGGTGTTCTTTAAAAACGCCGGTCGTTGACGAATACCGAATGTAAATTTGGTGGATACGGTTTAAACCCTCCCAAGGGGAATTTAAGACCTAAAGATCGTCTATGTGAAGGGTAGTCTCACCTTAACTATAAATCAGTCTCTAATCCAAAAATTAGGGATTTTTTTATGCGTTCTGATATTTATCTTTATGAGAAAAGTGGATTTGAAGAAAATTATAAAAGAATCAATCGGTTCGTTGATTTCTGAGACTGAATATTATTCAAAATTATTTGAATCGTATGAAGATGAAATTTTTTGTGAAGAAGAGAATATCAGACTTTCTTCTCTGTTAGAAGAAAAGAAACTTCCTGAGGGTGAATTTGTTATTAATAAACCAAATTCAAAACTCGTAGATATTCCTAGTTTTAATATACCTGCAGGTTGGACTTGTCCTGGTGCAGATTTATGTATGGCTAAAATTAAAAAGGGTGATGATGGTTCACGTAATATGGAAGTTGGTAAGAGTGCAGCATTAAAATGTTTTGCAGCTAATTTAGAACAACGTTATCCAGCAGTATACAATGCCGTTCAGCATAACTTTAGAGTTCTTAAAGATGCCAAATCCGCTGAACAAATTGCTCGTAAACTAATTCGTGCTATTAAGAAAGCTGATTTTGTAAAAAATAAATTCAGAATTCACGTTCATGGTGACTTTTTGAATAAAGAATATTTTGATGCCTGGAGAATTGTTGCTAATTATATGCCAAGAATTCAGTTTTATGCTTATACTAAAAGCATTCATTTACTTCCGAAGAAAGCTGATGATATGCCTTCCAACTTCAATATAACCTTATCGATGGGTGGTAAATTCGATAAAAGAACGGATGATATGGAAGGATATCACAAAGCACATATTGTAAAAACAAAAGAAGAAGCCGATAATCTTGGTTTGGAAATTGATTATGATGATTCACTTGCAAATTCAGGAAATAAAAGTTTTGCTTTGTTATTACATGGTGGTCAAATTGCTGGAACTGAAAATTCAAAATTGGTTACATTTTATAATTGGTTAACTCCTAAATTAAAATCGGCTGGTGCTTCTATTACCGACGTAAAACGAATCAAAGCAAAAATGAGAGTTGCTGATATTGTTACGAAAATACTTCCTGATCAAGCAGAAGAAATCTATTCCAGAATTCATCGTTCTAAATTGTCACATTTATTTGATGATATTCCATCAAAACAAGATCTTTCTAAATTTAAAAATAGAAAGAAAACTCCAATTGATCCTGATAAATTGAAACGTGTGATAGATAAATTACCCAAGTCAGTTGTAAATAAATTAGAAGACATTGAAACTGAAGAAGATTTGATGTCTGCTATTCTTAAAATAAAACAAAACCTTAAAAAGTTCTAATGAAATTACAACTTACAAAATTAAACGAAGTAGATCGTGAAGACAAGGACATAGACGAACTTGTTAAGTTTGTTAAGTTTGTTGCTAAGAAGTTAGGCATCAAAGGCGACATGAAGATCACATTAGTTGGAAAAAACAGTGGTGATCAAGGAATGTCTACAGGTGGATTTGATGTATATAACAATCAGATTTTAGCTAGAGAATATGGTAGAAGTTTGGTTGACATTATGAGAAGCATTGCTCATGAGTTAGTTCATTACAAGCAAAAAGAAGCTGGTAAATTTAAACCTGGTGACAATATACCGAACATTGGTGGTGAAATTGAAGACGAAGCGAATGCTTTGTGTGGTCAACTTGTAAAAATGTATGTTGACGAAGAAGACAGTCGTTGGCTTTATACTTATTAAAAATATGAATTATGTATTTGAAGAGTTGGTAGAATTTACAAATTTACTGTGTGAGTCTTTTAATGTAAATGATTTAATTTGTGAATTAGAATATGTGGATTCCGATGGAGATGTTTTTACTAGACGTAAAATTATTGGAAATTGGTATGTTGATATTATGAAAGGAGATACACAAACATTCGATGAATATCATTATGTTCATGGTGATTTGGTTGTATCATTTTCAAATAAACAGGACGGTGATAGGATTGTTTCATTTGGAAAATGGAATCCTAATGGTGAAATAACAACCGACACTAGCATTCCAGTTGGTAGTTCTCCATTACATACAATCAGAACCGTTAAAAAGGTATTGGATAAATTACCAAATTCAAATTACACGTTTAATGCTGGAGACGAACGTTTGGAAAAATTTTATTCAGCATTAGTTAAAAAAGGATTGCTCTTGATCGATAAGGAATGGAATCTTGGAAACGACTATCGTTATAAAAAATGATTTATCTAAAAAATCTTGGAATCTATTATTAAAAATAACATTGACAAAGCACAATTGTTATGATATTGTGCTATAATGGATATAGAATTTTCAAAAGATCAAACTGCTTGATTTTTATATTCTAATATACGTTTTTTGTATTTTTCATTTTGCCATTTTATATTTCCTTTTTCATATTCCGATAATATTTGGTTTTTATTTATATGACAATCTGATATTTTATATTTCATTCCTCTTTGCTCACACCATTTAATAGCGGCTTCTTTTTTAGCTTGATTTTTTGGAGAATTCATCAATTTTTTTGGTTTTATTTCAACTAGATATTTTCCATTTAATACAAAGTCGGCTGAATATGTTCTGTCTGTTGAGTTTTGATCTTTATATTGTATCCTAAATTTAGATTTTTCTGCGTTTTCCCAATCAATGTTGTATTTTTCAATTATATTAAGCCTGTATGATAATTCACGCAAACTTCTAAAAAACCAACCTTTATACCAACCTTTCCAACCGTTGCCTGATTTTTGTGGAGCTGGCTTTCCATACATAGGATTGTTTTTTCCGCTTTGACTTATTGATCTTTTCTTCTGTATATCGTTCCACATTTCGTTAGCTTTTTCTTCACCGTGTTTTTTTATTAAAAAATATAAAACGGATTTTCCTGTCATAGCATTATTATCGCCACATTGATGGCTTTTTTTGTTTTTGTTCCATGGCGTATGTCCTTGTAATTTATTTGACATTTTTTTTCTGGATTCATTTGAATGTTTTTTCCCAAAAAATCCGTTTTTTTCTCCACATTGTTTTCCAATTTGACAACACCGTATACATTGTTTATTGAGTTTAACTGCCGTTTTAAAACTATAAATATTTGCATATAATTGATCGTCTCCGCAAGTTGGACAGTTCTTTTTATATTTTTTATTTTTTTCTTTCATGGTATCGCTCTCTTGCTTTTTTCTTTAATTTTTCCTTATTTCTCCAATAATATTCCATTTGTCGCTTTTTTCTAGCGTTAATTTGTTCTTCTTCAGTTAGATATTTCTTTTTTCTTCCCATATACGAATATATATTATAAAAGTATAAAAAAAGTATAAAAAACTTGACATTTTTGTTTTTTTATATATTATTAACGTATGGAATTTTCAAAAGATCAAAAAAATGCTATGGATAGTATAACCGATTGGTATACTTCATATACACATCGATTACAATCATACTTGATGGGTGGTGCGGCTGGGGTAGGCAAGAGCACAATCATTTCACATCTTGATCAATATTTGATGGGTGTTAATATTGCTTATGTTGCCTATACTGGTAAAGCTGCCACTGTATTACGTAAAAAGATGACCGCATTGGGGGTTGATCCGTCTATGGTATCTACGATACATGCGTTGATGTATAAACCTGTTATAGACGAAGCTACGAAGGAAATTATAAGTTGGAAAAAGAATAATAGTTTATCTGCTGATTTAATTGTTGTAGATGAAGCTAGTATGGTGCCAAAAGAGATTTATGTCGATTTATTATCATATGGAATACCTCTTTTATTTGTAGGCGACCATTATCAGTTGCCTCCTGTGTCAAATGAGGATTTTAATTTAATGGAAGACCCATTTACCAAGTTAGAGACGCCTCATCGATTTGCGGCTGATTCTCCGATTGTGAAGTTAGCAACTAAGATACGTAATGGAGAATACATAAAGTATGGAAATCATGGTTCTGGTGTATCTAAGCGTAGAATGAGAGATGTTACAAAAGCGGAAGCTAAGGCATTTTTCCAAAGCAACGAATTAAAACGTGGTGAATCGATTGTATTGTGTGGATTTAATAAAACACGTGTTAAGTTAAATGATAATATCCGTAAAACGTTTGGTTTCCCTGATGATATGGTGGTTGCTGATGAACGTGTGATTTGTTTACGGAACAACAAGAAGTCTAATATACCTTTATTTAACGGTTCTATCGGAACGGTTAAGTTTATCAATCATCGTTTTAAGAAAGCTTTCAAATGTATCATAGAGATGGATGGGTTTGATGATTTTTTCAAAGGCAACGTGTATAGTGATATATTTGGCGAACAAAAGCCCGATGTATTTAATGGTAGGGATTTAAAGACGCAGTGCTTTGATCATGGATACGCTATAAGCGTCCACAAGTCACAGGGAAGTTCTTGGAATAGAGTATGTGTATTTGAGGAACAGTGTGATCTGTGGGATAACATGCGTTGGTTATATACGGCGGTAACAAGAGCCGAAAACGAATTATTAATAATAAAAAATTAAATCTTGACATTTTATAGTTGATATCGTAATATTTGTAATATGTATTTATATTTATTAAAACTTAAAAGATATGATGGCTTTAAAATTGGAATAGCCAATGATATATTCACCCGTATAAAACAACTTAATAAAAAAGAAATAGATGTCAATGAATCATATTTTGTTGAATCCGAAAATGAAAAATCCATTAAAAACTTAGAACGTCAATTATTAAGTGATTATGAAAATTTTAAATCGAATTTAAATGAATTATCATTATTCACATCGGGAAATACAGAAATAAGGTTATCGGCGTGTTTTGATTTTGTTATATCCGACATTGAATATAAAATTTCTAAATTTCCACATCTTCAATTATCAGTTGTAAAAAAATTAAAAGAATTGATTCCCAAATCAATTAAAATACCAACAACCAATGATTTTTTCTGTAAACCTAAGAGTGGTAAAATTTGTAAATTGGGACTCGGTAATATAAAACGTTGGTTTGAGAAATATAATATAAATGCTGGTTGTTACGAACTTATTAAATGTAATGATCAACTTAGTTATATAAAAATTAGAATAAATATGTATTCCGATGAAATGTATGATGATATTAAATCATGGAATTGTTCGGGAATTGAACTACGTAACTATAGAATGGTTAGTAGTATATATTGTAAACGTATTGATAATGGTTTTATTGAGTTTACTTTACCGATGATTTATTGTCCTGATAAATTACGTGAAATTATATTGTCCACTGTTTCATATTATAATTTTGATCATAAAAAATTAAATTAAATCTTGACATTTTTATAATTTTTTGTATTATATATTGCTGTAAGTAATACAAAAAAGGAAATAAGATGACACAAGATATAATGAATAAGCCTATTGTATTACAACTAAACGGAAATTGGCAACCGATTGGTTGTAAGTCAGTAAAGGACGCAATCATAGCAATGACAAGTGTTGGCGAACAACCGCCTGCTCTTGCTTTAGACATATCGTATGAAAAGGGTGAAGACGGGGAATATGATTTCTCTACTCCAACTTACATGAATGCGGTTGGATGGGAAGATTGGACTCAACTTGAACCAAGGAATTACGATTTCGTAGTTCATTCGTCCAAGATGACGTTGCGTGTTCCTACGGTTATTATTGCTCCTAATTTCCGTAAAATGCCTTTATGTAAACCAAGTGCTACTAAAAGTAACATTTACGAAAGAGATGGTGGAGTGTGTCAATATACTGGAAAGAAGTTAACAAAAGGAGCTGGCAATATTGATCACATTCATCCTCAAAGTCGTGGTGGTAAAAACACATGGGATAATATGGTTTGGTGTGACAAAACATTAAATTCTATCAAGGGAGATAGAACTCCCGATGAAATGGGATGGACTTTAATCAGAAAACCCAAAGAACCGATTCCAGCTCCAATCTCTTTAAAGTATAGAGAAGCTAAACATCCTACGTGGATACCTTTTATCATTCCACAAGAAAATGCTGGGTCTAATTAGATCCGGTATTTTTTATAATTGACAAATGGTATAACTTGTAGTATACTATTTGTTATGAGTATAAGTTATAGTGCTGTTGTATTAGATGAAGTATCTTCTAATAGATTAAAACAAGAATTTGGCAATATGGTTCCTGATGGTTGGGAATATCTTGGCCATCACATGACAATCAAGATGGGTGAATTGCCTGTTATGTTTAAAAGCAGAATTGGAGAGTCTGTTGAATTGATTGTTGAAAAGATTGGAATGGATGATCGTGCTATGGCTGTTAAAGTTTTAGATGGTGGGTTGTCAACTAATAAGTTGCCCCACATTACATTGGCGGTGAATCGAAAAAACGGTGGCAAACCATTTCATTCAAATAAAATACCATTGGAAAACTTTAAAAGCGTTCATAACCGTATAAAGGTTATTGGATATATAAAAGAAATCCCTCATAAATAGAAAGTTATAAATGAAAACAATAAACAGTAAAGTAGAACAAATAAAAGAATATATTGAAGTTAAATTAAATGACAAAAATATAGATTATGATATATCATTAGAAACCGACGATGAATTAGGCGGCTATTGTTATAACATAACCACAAAATATGCCTCTTGCATATTCTCAGATTCTACTGTAACAGAAACTCCTTGTATTTACGTTCTTAATACAAATGTCATTCAATGGGGAATTGACGAAGGATTGACCGAAGAACAAATGGAAAATCTAAAAGTATTCAAGCCGTTAAACAGCGTAGATGAAATGTTATTGTTTTTATCGACACAAAAATTAAAACCGTTAAACGTATGATTAGAATAACAACAAAATGTAAAAACTGCAACGATACTTTTCCGTCTGAATATCCGGTTGTTCCTGATGTTGGAAATATGATAGTATCAGCAGAAGAAAAGTTTTATGAAGTTTCTAATTTCTATTTTACAACTTCACCGCTTGGTGTTGCTGAAATTATAATGGAGGTCGTTCCATTGAAATCTAAATTGGTATGTGGTTAGAGTTTATTGCTATATTATTATTTATGTTATTGATGTTTGTTTTTAATGGCTCCATTAAAAAACATAGAAAACAAATAAAAGAATTACAGAATGAATTACAATCTGTAAAGAATTTGGATAATGATAATTTTAAAATTATTCAAAATAACTTCAATGACATTGAAAAGAAAATAGCGGATACTAATACAAGATTATCGACTTTAAAAAAAGAGGTTGATGTAAAGCATAAATCCGATTTATCCAATAAAATGTCTGTGTTACCTAATTCATATCACAATAAGTTACATTCAAATGAAAAAATAACTTCTTTAGAGAAAGATATTGTTAAAATAAAGAAACAACTTAAAGATGAAAAACGTATTTGAAAAAGAATATTTAAAAAATCATACTCGTCAATATATTCAAACTTTGAGAGTTGAACTTGATAAAACAGAAAGTGATTGGGTTAAAGACAAGATATTGCAATTAATCGCTATTGGAGAATTAGAATTAGAAGGATATAATCAAGATGCAGAATCAAACTGAAACACCTAAAGATAAAACATTAAAAGAAAGAGCGGAAGATTTAATTAAAAGTGCCGAAGCTAGCGAATGGTTATTAATTTCCGCTGAAGAATATCAGGAGAAATTTGAGTTAAGCAATGCTGCTATGCGAGTTGTCGCTAGTATGAGTTGGAAAGACCGTTTATTCGGAATGAAAAAACTATTGAAACAATATTTGATTCAACTTAGTGAAGTTGATCAGATGTATCGAAAGAAAGAAGCGGAATTGCAGAAAAAAATGAGGAAAGATTTGGGAATTGAAAAATGAAGATATATTTAGCTAAACCGGTAAGATCATTTAAATGGGCATTAAAGTATTGGTATCCTAAACGATTGACTTTAAAAGAAAACAAAAAAAGAGTTCATGCTTGGTTGTGGTGGAATTTTTAAAAAAAACTTGACTTTTTGTATTTTTTGGTATAATATATATGTTATATGAAAAAAGAAACCAAAGTAAAAATCCGAAAGATTGAACATCTTGATGATGCTAATTATAAAAGTAATTCTGCATCAGATCAAGAAGCCGGTTATATGACAGAGGGGATACCTGACAATTATGAGGTCGAGGGGGTCTTGGTTGAGGATGTTAAGGTTGGAAGTTGTATCGAATTGCATAGAAATAAACGAAATGGAGTTTCTGCTATAGGATACTTTAGAACTTCACAGATAAAAGCAATTTCAGATAATATTGCTAAAACGCAAAACTCATATTATATTATAGAAGAAATTTAAAAAAGGAAAAAATATGGGATGTGATATACATTGTTATGGAGAAATAAAAAAAGATGGTAAATGGGAAAAAGTAGGAACTGAATTTTTAAGTTGCTATTACGATTCCGAAAAACCTGGCGTTTTTGATAAATATACGGATGAATTATATGAAGGTCGTAATTATGATTTGTTTGGTATACTTGCTGGCGTTCGTAACTCTTGTCTAGAGACGATAGATTTTGCTCGTGGGATTCCTTCTGATGTTTCTGACGAAGTTAAAACCCATGTAGATTATTGGGATACCGATGGTCATAGTCATTCACATTTAACTGTTAAAGAAGTATTGGAATATGATTGGGATCAATCGTATGTTTCGGATAATTCTGTCTATCTTGATGAATATGCTGGGTATACTGAATATGAAACTTCTCTTGATTGGGTGGATTTTGAATATATCGAAGCGTCAGAAGCGGAAAAACTATTAAATGGTGAAATTGCTAGAGATCCTAATAAAGAATATGTTGTTATGTTGACTGAACGCATCCCTTACAAAGAACTTGTGGGAGGTAATTTTTTCGACAACATTAATAAATTAAAAGAACTTGGTGGAGAAGAAGCCAGAATAGTATTCTGGTTTGACAGTTGAACTAAATAGAAATTAACGGAAACCCTAAGATATAGTTTATAAGATGAATAAAATAGTTTTAACCTTTTTGATTTTCAGTTGTTTGTTTTTAAATGGTTGTGTGTTGGTTGGAATAAAATTAATGACTGATATCAAAGAACATAAACAAGAAAAAAATCGTAATAACGTGATTTCAAGCGGATATAAATTAAAATTGACAGAAGAAGGTCGGTTAATTTATGTTTCAAAACACAATTCTAATTATATTGACGTTAAATGAGTCTAACTGTTAAAAATGGAAAAGGAAACGTCCCTAATAAGGGTCGTAATTTGTCTAGCGAACGTGAAGGATATGATCGTATTGATTGGTCGGATAAACGAACTAGCTATCATTGGATGAATCATCCTGATTTTGAAGGAATTGATCTTATAGATCCTGATGGTTGGGATAGAGAAAATCTTGAATATTCTTTTAACGAAGAAAAAATTGATAGGTTTGAGTTTATTCATCGTATTAACAACTCAACTTGCCATTTGTCACAAAAAACTCTTGACAAATTAAATGTATATAGATAATATGTATATTCATGAGAATAGTGACATCAGCAGGAATATTAATTAAAAGCGGAGATAAATTTTTATTAGCACATTCAACTGGTCAAAAAATTGATAAAGGTTGGGGTTTGCCTAAAGGTCGTGTAGAAGAAGGTGAAACTGAGGAACAAGCGGCTATAAGAGAGACTAAAGAAGAATGTGGATTGGATGTAAAGGAATCTGACATAAAATATTTGACTGAAGTATCTTATAATTCAAAAGATGAAATAGGAAGCATGAAAAAGACGTTAAAAATCTTTTTATATGAAACCGACGAATCCTTACAGAATGAAAAATTTTATTGTTCAACTTACTTTAATCCACCTTGGTCAAAAAATAAGAACGTCAAACTTCCTGAGGTAGACAAATTTAAATGGGTAACGGCTAAAGAAGGTCGTTCTGGTGCAATGAATTCAATTAAAAGAATATTTGATGTTTTTTTAAATTGACAAATAAACAAAAATAATATATAATGGTTGTATGAGTATAAAAGAATTTGACGTAGATGATTTGATTTATTTTGCTTCTAGGTGTCTAAATATAGATGATCCGATTGAAATGAAATATCACAAAGATAGGTTTGAACTTGTGCTTGAATCTTATTGTTCAAGCAGACAAAATGACAAAGAAATCGTAAAAAAGTTACAAGAAGAATATGCCAGTAAAGAAAGCAACAAAGAAAACAGCTAAAAAGAAAGCAACTGGTCCAAAGAAGAAATCTTTATGGGATCATTTGAATGCTGTCAAGTTTGATCAGAAAAAAGATTATTTTGATACATTAAATGATCTTGACAGATCAACTTGGAACAGTTGGATGATTTTAAGAGCGTTATCTTATACTGAAGACTATTTGTTGATTGCTAATGAGTTGAATAAATTCTACAATTTGAAGCCTGAACAATTATATCGTATATTGATTGATGTTTTACCGAAACAGAAAACATTTGATAAATTTATCAATGGTAAAAACGAAGGAAAATATAATAAAACTGCTTTAAGTATTTTAAAATCTTACTTTGAAATTTCGAGTAGAGAAGCGTTGTATTACATGGATATGTTTTATAGTTGTGAAGTTGGATTGACTGATTTATCGGAACTTTTACGGAAACATGGAAAATCGGAAAAAGAAATTGAAGAAATGTTATGTGTGAATCAGTAAAGAAAAATAGATTTTTTAAAGCCGTCGATAAAATTGAAAGAAGAGATTTATCTAAACCAAGTGTATTTCTTGCTGGTAGCATCGATGGAGGTGAAGCTCATGATTGGCAAGAAAGAGTAACGACAAAACTAAAATTCTCTCATTGTAATATATTCAATCCTAGACGTGAGGAATGGGATGAATCTTGGGAACAATCTTTAAATTCGGCAAACTTTTATGAACAGGTTAATTGGGAGATTGATGCTTTGGAAGAAGCTGATGTGATTGCTTTGTATTTTGCTGATGGAAGTAAATCTCCAATTTCTTTATTGGAGTTTGGTATGTTTGTTAAGTCAAATAAACTTGTGGTATATTGTGATGATTTTTATCGAAAAGGAAACGTTGATGTGGTGTGTCAGCGGTTTGGTATACCTGTGTTTACTGATGAAGAGTCTTGGATTTCTTGTATAAAAAGAAAGTTGAAATTATGTGTAAAAAAGTAATTGGCATTTGTGGTGTAGCCAGAAGCGGAAAAGATTCATTTTGCAATCTTGCTTGTGAGATTCTTAAAAAAGAATATGGTTTAATTGGAACACGTTATGCTTTAGCGGATGCTTTAAAGGATGATATGCGGGATTTCTTGTTTGATAAAGTGGGAATTGATGTGTATACAACAGACGATGATGAAAAGAAAATCATACGCCCTCTATTAGTTGAATATGGTCGCTGTAAACGGATTCAAACTAAAGCTAGGTATTGGACATCCAAAGTAGAGAAACAAATCCGTGACGATGAATTTAGTGACATTGCATTTGTAACTGACGTAAGATATGCTGAATATGAATTAGATGAATTGCAATGGATTCGTAAAAGCATGGGTGGTAAACTTGTTCACGTTTCAAGATACGATTTAAATGAATTTAATGAGAAGGTATTTATTAAACCACCAAATATAGATGAAGAAAGAAACGATCCTATATTATGGCAACATGCTGATGTTAAATTTCAATGGAAAAATGTAACAAAAAATGATGAACCTGATTGGGGTTATATGAAATCTGAGATCAAAAATATCATTAAAACTTTAATTGATTGATTTATGGAAATAGATTATAAACGAATAAACTTCACTAAAGAAGAAGTTGAAGTCATGAACGAATGTGAACCTTGGAGAAATCTTGTTTTGGGTTCTCCTGAGTATAAAAAAAATAAAGCATTGGTTGATAGTGAAAATAAATTGAAAGAGTATGCTAATAACGATGATCCATATGAGGATATCGTCGTTAAAGTTTTGGAAGAAATGGTTTGTTCTGTAATTGGAATTTCATTAGGGATTGTTCTTGCTAAATCAGTAATGTATTTTATTTTCTAATGAAACCTCCTTGGGATACATATTATTTGTCACAATGTTTTTTGTTAGCACAACGTAGCTTAGATCCCAATACTAAGTGTGGTGCTATGATAGTATCTGAAGATGGCAGAGTGTTAAGTCAGGGTTATAATGGCCCATTAAAGGGAATTGACGATGACGTTGTTCCGCTTGAGCGGCCTACTAAGTATTATCACATGATACATGCTGAGGAAAACGCTATATTGTCGTATAATGGATCGTATCAAGATATTAAGGGTTCTACTATATACATAACAGGAAGTCCGTGTCACAAGTGTCTGAGGATGATTATACAAAAAGGTATCGGAACGATTGTATATCCGAGTGATTTTCCTATTACAAAATGTCAGGATGATGCTGATTTAAAAGCTGCTGAGTTTATGGTAGAGCAAAGCGGAATACGAATACGTCCTGTTGAAGTTATGAATTCTATATTCAAAATGTTTGACAAAACAAAATTTTATATGTCTGAAAAGTTGAATAATTGATCATATATACGATATGTATATGTGACATGAAAAACACAAATCAACTTGAGATGTGTCAGAAGGATATTTTAAATTTATTTGCTACTCAAAGCAGAGAGGAAACATTTGAATTTATCAAGAAGATCGCTAATGGGCGAGAATATCCGACTGAATTTGCTGGAGAATTAATTGGAAAACTGGAGGATTATATTGAGGAATGTCAAGAAGCGATCCGTGAAGCTGAATTGCTTGAATATACCGACGAATATGGAAACATATTAAATAAGGGTAAATATAAAGTTTCAAACCGACCAAAATATATCAGCAAACCGCCTAAAGCAACAAAATATATGGATGATCCATATTCTTTGATTGATTTACATTAAATTTGATTAAAACGTTTTTTAGGGACTATATATAATAAGAAAGGTTATATAGTTCTTATGAGTTTTTTTGATTTTAGCGAAGAAATAGATTATCCAATTTATTTTACGGAATGCACTACGCCGGTTCACAACGAGTTATTACGGAATACAATAAATGACTATCATAGTTATTGTTCTTTTGTAACTCCGCCCACAAGGCGTATAAACTGGCTTATATACGAAACAAAGACAACCAATCTAATCGGAGCAATTGGTTTGTCTTCTTGTGTCCTTGCTATAAAATGTAGAGATTCTTATATAGGTTGGAATAAAGACGCTCGTATGAAAAACAGCAACAAAGTAGCTAACAACTACAGATTTTGTTTGATACCAGGCGTAACAGATTTAAAAAATGTGGGTAGCATGGCATTAAAATTGTTGCGTGAGGAAGGAGCTAAACGCTGGAAGTCTAAATACGGTGATGATCTGATTGGAATTGAGACATACGTGGAACGTATTGACAACGAAGAGTTACATAGAAGTGGCGCTGTATATAAGGCATCAAACTGGACACATGTTGGGGATAGTATGGGAACAAGTATAAAGAAAGCACCATTAAAACTTTGGCGTGCAGAGGATAGTGCAAGAGGCAGGTTGGCTCGTAAAAATCCAGAAGCTGCCTGTGAAAAATATGGTTATGGAAAAAAAGGTTATGTTACAACACCATCCAAGCAAAAAATGGTATTTTTCAAACCTTTAATGCGAGATTGGAGAAAACATTTACTAAATCATTGATCGTGGCTAGGTCAAAGAAAACACGCAAAAAGATTTGCGGTAAATGTATAATTTGTAAAGAGTCTAACCAAAAAGTGTTAGATATACATAGAATTATTCCTGGTTGTGAAGGAGGAACATATATTGGTGAGAATTGCGTAACTTTATGTGCTAATTGTCATAGAAAAGTCCATCATACAGATGAAATAAAAATCGAAGGTTGGGTAATGTCAACAGCAGGAATGCTTTTACATTGTCATATAGACGGCGAAGAAAATTATTTAAAGTCTTGACATTTTATAAAAAATGTGTCATATATTAAATATGAACGATAATATTAGATTTTCTCAATGGGAGTTAGGTTAGAACCAACTCTAAAGAAAGGTTGATCGTCATTGATCAACCTTTTTTATTTTACGTTTCTCATCATATTGACGAGATAAACGCCACGTCTTTTAACTTGTCTATACCATTTACTATCCACCATTTCATCAGCTGCTGTTTGAAAATCCATATTTTGAATAGCTGTTCTGAAATTTTTAAATTTGGATAGTCGTGTTTTTCCTAAATTGAAAGACATATCCAAAAGCACCATTTTTGCCTGTGCTGGTAAACTATCGTAATTTGGAAATAAAGACCTCACATCTTTTTCAGCTTTATGTAAAGAATATTTGTATAAGTTGACGATTCCTTTTTTAGATAACTTAGATTGGCCACTTTTTAATTTGCCAACGTCAACGCCTTGTTTTTTTAAAACTCTAATGTTATCTTTATCGTCTAAATTAAATCCGACTCCAATTGTTGGATGTCCGACACTATCTTTATATACTTTGGTTTTTATACCTTCGTGATCAGCAATTTGTTTAAACAATTGTTCATAATCAACTGTTTCTGCTTTCGCTGGTAAGAATGATGCTGCTCCTAAAGCAGCTGTCGCCATAGCCTTTTTAAAGTTCATTTCTTGTAACGGTTCTTTGAAGATTTTATTTTTTACTATATTATCAGAATTTAATGCTTTGGAGAAGGCTTGTGCTGACATATCTCCTATCGGATTTCCCATCACGAATTTAATTTGCGGATGGTTGGATTTTATCCAATCTAGCATTCTTGGTATAACCTTTGTTCCTCTTATTGGATTTAAGTTTGCGTCTTTTTGTGCTGATACCGATGTTACAAAAGCATTCACGCCATCTTCGGTTGGTATCATATTATCGTCTATTATTACATAGTCAAACTTTCCTCCGTCTGGAAGATCTACCGTTTTAGACATTAACTCTAAATCTTCTTCTGTTGTCTCAATTAATTCTCGTAACCTCTTCATAAAATTAAAATCTTGATTTTTTCATTGTTGGTCTGATATCAACGTCTTTATATTGTTTTAGATATTCAACAACACTTTTTAATACATTGATAGTCATCTCAACATCCGCTAAAGCATTATGCCATCCTGTTGGTTCTATTCCAAATGCTTTGGCTATAATTCCCAAACTCATAGTCAGTCTTTCCGTTCCACGTTTATCTGTTTTGACAAATCTTTGACGGAACTCTTTAGCTGCAACATCTTCTGAATTTTTTAAATATTGTAGTAGCGGAGTTAATACATTCTTAGTTAGTGTAAGTGTATCTGCTACTTTTACATTTGCTGGAAATCTTAGGTTATACTTTCTTGCTCTTGACACAACAACTTTCATATCAAATCTAGCATTTTGTGCCATCAAAACAACATTGTCGAATTTTCCAACAAATTGAATAAACTTTTCAATTAGTTCTTTTTCTTCGATAAATTCTGCTGTAGGTTCGTCGTATCTAGTTAAATCCATTGCCATTTTAGGAGTAAAGAACTTATCTTTGTTGATCTTCATGTCTTTCCAATTGACAGGTTTCTTACTATAACGTTTCTTTTTTCGTTTAAGACTACCTTTTTCACGTTTAACATAATCTTTAAATTCAGCGGAATATGGCGAAGTGGTGACACGTTTTGAATCTGGTCTAAGATTTGCTTTGAAATTCATTTTATCTAATGTTTCAAAACTATCACCGTCTATTGCCATAGCTGCCAACTCTGTAAGTTGAATATAGTCAATGTTGGTATGTAAACCAAGAGTTTCCGTATCCAGTAAAATTATAGTTTTTCCTTTATATTTATCGGTAAACTGATTAAGCATGTCACCGACTTTGACGCTCACTAAATTTTGTTCGTCGATGTGAATTTTCTTTAGGTGAGTATAATACCGTGGGTCTTCGTATAAATGATCAAGTGCTATTTCTTTAGCGATCTCTTCGTCGGTAGTATGTTCTTTTTCTACTTCAATTCCCATTTCCAATTCAGATTGAATTAGTTCAACGTCGGAATTGTGTTTATCAGCGATTGACTGAACATCATGTTTATCAGCCAATCCGCCTGATACTTTATCTTCGGTTATTAAATGTTTTAACTTGATCATAATAATTTATTAATTTCATTGATCGTTTGTGAAGTTTCTTTGTGAATCACACCCAAACCACCGGCTTCCACGAATAATTCAATATTTTCACTTAGATCGTCAATCAATAAATATCCATCATCAGCAAAAATGTGTTTTTCTTTACCGATGTTTGTAATGTTAAACTTATAATCACCTAATTCATTATTAGCTAACCATTTTTGTTTTCCGTTTGATGCTGAATCGCCGCTTCCGGCTGTCAAAATCTCAATTGGAACATTCAGAGACTTTACAAATTCAACGAGTTCTTTTCCTCCTGGCTGCCATTCCATTGTAGACCAAAACTCTTCTCCTGCGAATACAATAAGCTTCCATGCTGGATTACACATCAATTTTGTTTTAAACTGGTTTTTTATAATTGGGTATATATTTTCACCGGAATTTAAGGCTTCCTGACGAATTTCATTTGCGGTTTTGTCGAAATCATCTTTTCCAATTCCTAAATTTTCCATTTTATTTTTGGAAATCAATCCCTTAGAATTCATAACTCTATCCCACAGAACATCATCCTTTGCGATGCTATGATATTGTTTATCAAAGTTACATAAACAACCATCCATATCCAAAAAAATCTTTTTAATTTTCATATTATCAATATACATTTAAATTTATAAAAAGTCAACAACAAAAATAAAAAACTTTTTTGGGTTTTTTTGACTTGACATTTATAGTTATATTTGATATACTAAATTATGGTTACTGAACAAAATGAAATTGTACCAAGTCGTTTTCGATTTGGATATTCTGAGAAATGTGGACGTCCTGCTATCATCTATAAAGAGACAGGGGAAGTTTACGAGTCATTTTCACTTAATTGTGATGAATTGTTGGTTGTTCAGCGACTTGCTGAGATTCGAGATGATGAGGAAATTAGGGCAAAGATAGTTGCTGGAACATCGTTAGATACTACGCAGAATAGTGGGTTATATACAAACGTTGAACAATCTGGACTAATTATCTAATATGAAAGCAATCGTCGCGGTATCGAAAAACAATGTAATAGGAATTAATGGTAAGCTACCTTGGGAATATCCCGACGATTTAAAATTTTTCAGAGAAAAGACCTTAGATCAGCACGTTGTCGTTGGTCATAAGACATTTCTGAATATGCCTACATTGAAACGTCGTCATGTAAATGTATTATCAAGAAATTATGATGTTGCTTTTGAAAAATATCTTGGAAATGATATCAGCATTAGAAAAAAAAGATTGCAACATTTAATTGATAACAAAACATATTTTGTTAAAGATTCTTCTTTTTTATATAAAACCACGTGGGTAATTGGTGGTGCTCAGATATATTCATTATTATCTGATCAAATATCAGACATTTACATATCACGTATTCCTGAGACTATATCTTATAAAAAGACAGACGATGTTGCTTTTTTTCCTGATATATTAAATGATTTTTATCATTCTAATGTGATAAAACGTGATGGGTTTCATGTTGATCATTATCAATGTTATAAATCACGATGAAATCTGATTTATTATACAATTATGTAGTTGATGTTGTTTCTGTTTATGACGGCGACACAATTACCGTTGATATACATGTTGGGTTTGGGATTGTATTGACTAATCAGAAAATAAGATTATATGGAATAAATACTCCTGAAGTTCGTGGGGAGGAACGTGAACGTGGATTATTTGTTCGTGATTGGTTACGTGATAAAATTTTGGGTAAAACTGTAATACTAAAGACTATTAAAGATAAAAAAGGGAAATATGGTCGTTGGTTGGGAATTATATACACTGATGATTGTTTAGATAGCATAAACAATATTTTGATTTCTGAAGGATTAGCAAAAAGTTATTAATTTTCTTGACTTTTTCAAAATTTGTAGTATACTTATTGATGTTGACGCTCAACGAGGTCAGCAATGCCGGTTGCCAAATGGGATCGGTATTATAGTATAAAATATATAAACAAAAGGAATAAAAATGACTATGCTTATTAAGCGTAATGCTAACGGTGGCGTGCCAACCGTATTTGATGAATTGCACGATATGATGAACAATGCTTTTAATGATGGAGCATTTGGGCCGGAATTCACAAAGAATTTTTTCGGCATTGATTTTAACAAACAATCTTATCCAAAAACCGATCTCATAGACGATGGTGATTGTGTTTTATTTGAAGTTGAGATTCATGGGTTGACTAAAGATGACGTTTCTGTTGATTTGGAGCCTTCCGACAATAGGAATGAAAGTTATCTGGTAATTTCTGGTGGAAAAAAAGAAACCGACAAAAACGACAAACGTAATTACATTCGTAAAGAGATCAAGCGTTCCGCATGGCGTCGCTCTTGGGTTTTATACGAAGATCAGTATGATGTTAGTAAGATTAAAGCTGATGTAAAAGATGGAATGTTGGTTGTCAGTGTTGCAAAGGTCAAAGACCAGAAAAAGAAATCTACAAAGATTCTGTAAAAATACTATTGGTTAAGTTTGGTTATATTTATAAAAAGGCGGAATTAAATTTCCGTCTTTTTTATTGACAAAATCAAAAAAACCACTATGGTAGATAACATGAATATCAAAATGAAACGTTATTTTCAAAGCGTCATCAACAAGAGAAATCTTGAGATTGATGCCTTGAAGAAAATGAACGAAGAACAAAACGATCAGTTGAAGGATTTGACTTGTCGTTTAAAACATTCTGAGGAAGTCAATGATGTGTTGGTTGATGAAAATAACGCAAGAATTGTGGCGGATGCTAAGACAACTCAAGAATTAGAAACTAAATTATTACAATTTAGAAAACAACAAAAGATTAATATGTGTTGTATTGGTCTTATTTTAACAATAACATCTTTGATTTTTATATTTGGGTAATTTCGTTAGATGGAATTGATTAAATCATGTTCGTGTAATATGTATTATAATGAATATTAAATTACAAAACTTAATCGAATCTACCTATGGGGATAGATTGCCTAATGATAGGTCGCCAACCAAAGAATATGATATTCAGCTTGATCAAGAGATTATGGCTGAACTACAATCGTCATTTACAAATTTCATGAAGCGTCATGGAAAAAAGATGATGTCGGAAGAAAGAATGGATTTTCTTCAAGAGAGCAAAAAACTTTCTGACTTTATGTGGCATTTTATTGAAAGAGAATGAAACGTTGGAGTAGAGAATATTATATAAAGAACTTCAAAGAAATGGCTACGTGGAAGAAAATCATGTTAGTTGTTATGGTTTTGCTTTGTTTGTTCGGTGTTGGTGGGTTAACATTTTGGAAACAGGATGATGCTTTGGATTGGTCTGAGAAACCGCCGGTGTATGGAGTTCAGAAAAAAATTGAATTTTGAGTTGACTTTTTATAATTTTGTGGTATAGTTTTAATTATGATTAATTTATTTAGAGATTTCGGTCAATAAGCTATCGGTGACAATTAAGTTGCTTATAGTCTTATTGATTATGAGAGACAAAAATTATAGACGGCATCAAGACCGTCGCATTAAAAATAAACACATTCAACGATTGAGAGATGAAAGTCGTTCGGATTGGGGAGATCAAACCGACATTGATTGGTTTAATTTGCTTGATCATTTAAATGAAACTGAATATTCGGTTTTCTTTTGTTACGGAAAACATCACGTTTCAAAAATAAAATCAAAAACCGACGATGCTTACTATGCTGATCGGTTGATTGAATATTTGGGAAAAAGTAAACAACATAACAAATGTCACAGTTGGTTTAAACGTTATAAAAGTAGAAAACGTCGTGCTAAAGAAATAGATAGAATGAGACATGAGGATTATGAAAACATTCCTCAATTCAAAAGACATTGGGATTGGGATTGGGATTAAAGAAGCTTTAAGAAAACATAAAATAAAACAATATCGTGAAAGTAGAGATTGAATGTGGTAAATGTCCGATTTGTGGTCGTTATATGAACAAGAAGAATTCCAATCTTCATCATTTGACGCCGAAATTAAAAGGCGGTAAAACTACACAAGAAAATATGGTAAGATTGCATATTGTATGTCATTCAAAAATACATTCATTATGGTCAGAATCCCAACTAATGTATGATTATGATACAATAGAAAAAATAATGCTTGATGAACGAATGATAAAATTTGCAAAGTGGATATCAACAAAAAACCCAAATGACAATTTCACAAACAAAATGACCAAAACCCACAAAAGAAAAAAACGTAAATGAACTTTGAGTTTGAGTATAACAAAAACATGTTTTTATATGACATTGTTACCGGTGAGTTAATTTCAAAAGAATTTGGAATGGTTATAACTTATTGGGTTCAAAAGGAAATTAAACATAGTAATGAATTTAAAAATGCTTTGAGAAAACATAAAATAAAACAATATAAAATACAATGAATAAAATATTATTAACATTATTAACATTAGCAATGGTAGGTTGTGCTACACCAAACGTAATCACCGAAACTGATAAGTGGATCAAGGTGAAAACCGATGATCATGAGGTTTGGATTGATCAGAGGCGTTTGTCGTTAATACCTCCTGGTTACAGACATTATAGTGAAATTCAAACTCAAAATCCAAGGTAAAATATGCACTATGACGATGAAACCGTGTTAAAAGCTGGAACACTTGAAGTTGTTATATACAAACATAATGATTGTGATGGTGGTTATGAACTTGATTTGTGTTCAATTCAGGATTGTGCTTATATAAGACCATACGATCTTCAGCAATTTTTAGCTAGATGGGATCTATATTACGACGAACAACTTAGAGAAATTGAACCTGAAACGTTTTATTCGTTTCATTTCAAAATAAACAGTAGCGGCTATGGTATGCCTGAGTTTGTTTCATTTGAAAAAGTTGACGATTCTACTTTTTCACGATTACATTAAAAAATGATAAAAAGCGAAGAAATTTAAAAAATCTTCGCTTTTTTGTTGACTTTTTATAAAAAGTGTGACAATATTATAACCATGAATAAGAAAATCACAATAAAAAACCTTCCATTATTTGAAAAATTTATTGCCAAATTAAACCGAAAGGCTAAAAAGTTTGGCATAGATGAACTTACGTATTCCATCGAGAAACGTCTTGTTCCTGTTGGTGTTCACAAACAAGAAGTGTTGGAAGTTGTTTTGGATGGTTCACCATTTGAAATGAATGGTTGGAGTTATGTAGCGTCTGCTGAAGATACTCCTAATGGGAATATTATTCGTAAAAACTTTAAATCCAAAGATTTACGTGTTCCTGATCGTTATCATGAGGTTCATAACATTTGTGAACATTGTAATTGTAAACGTAAACGTAAACTTACATATGTATTACGTAACGATGTTGAAGATTCGTGGAAGATGGTGGGTTCTTCTTGCATGGAAGATTTCATCGACGGTTCTAAAAATGCTTTTAAATTCGTGGATTCATTGGATGAACAAATTGAAAACTACGTTAAAACCGAAAAATCTTCTGTAACTAAAGAAGGTTTGCCATATGGAATGGTATACGACAACTTAACCACGTTGACATTTACAGCTCTTGCTATTGAAAAATATGGATGGGTGTCTTCAGGAGAAGCTTATGCTAATCACACTCGTTCCACAAAGGTCGCTGTGTATGAGTTAATGAGTGGTCGTAATGAACATTCAAAGTTTGTAAATAAAGACCATCAAGCGTTAGCAATGGACGCAATTAAGTGGGTTAATGAATATGATGAATCTTTATGTGATAACTACATGAAAAATTTAAAAACGATTGTGAAAAATGGATATTCTCCGTATTCCCAATTGGGATATTTGGTGTCTATCATTAACACATATCAACGAAAGAAGTCTGAAAATAAAAGAAAAGATTTATCTTTGTCTAAACACGTTGG